CTCTTTAATAGCAACACCAATAGGATCATTAGTTCGCCAACTGAAACTCCCGCGAAAAATAGTGGAATCGGTTGATAATGCCAAAGTGGCATCATCAGCATTCATCCCTTTATGCCTAAGCTTAGACTCCCCAGATGAGTTATTCAAATTCACACTAGTGGTCACAATATTTTCATTCAATTTGACAATTGAATTACCAGATTGACCAAAAGTGTTCATAAAATTTTCAGCTGAGCCAGTCGTCCGATTAGCCACAATCTCGCGGGTTCTTTCAAAGGAAGGTAAGTCAATTTGGATCTTACCAACTTTCAAAAGAGCAGCATTCACGAAGCCACAATACTCATAGAAAAACTTCTTCCCCCAAACTGAGGAAAGCTCTAAAGCCATGCGCGCTTTCTCTAACATCTCTTCATCGTTAGATTTAGTCCAGCACATCATTTCATATAGAGTTGATTTCCTAAGAGCACCGCAGTATCGCCCTGACACATTCTTGGGATGAGCCCCCAAGAATGATATCTCTTCAAAGGTCCGGAAAGTCTCTTCCAAATCTTTTGTTTTATCATCTGAGGTATATGTGAGGTTCAACCCCTTCAAAAAATCTCTAATTTGAATGGGGTTGAAACGATCACTTACCTTATCAGAAAAACAAAAGATATGGTCATCTCCCAGAACCTTCAAACGAACGTGGTCCTCAAAAAAGAGGTCGGGACAGCGGACTCCAAACATATATCTTATATACATCTCATTAACAAAATTGTTAATGATAGTAGTAAAGAAACAACCTGAGAAATGGCTAGCTTGTAAATAAACCAAGTCATCTCTAGCTTGTATGGGTGAAGTCATTTGGTGCCGAACAAAATTTTGATGAGCCACTGGATGAACGAAATCTTTACAAAGATCTCCAATAAGAGCATAAGCAGCAATTTGAAATTGCTTGACCATGCTCTTATCGAAGTTCTTATAATCACCCGCCACAAAGTTGTTACCAACTTCAGACAGATTCAAAAAGACGTCGTTCATATCATATGAATAAGGATTCATTCCGACAGCTGAAGGTATTTGTGAACAAGATTTATTTATAGCAGCTAAAAAGCTACCATACTTCATTCTAAAAACACAATTAGCAGTTAAGTCACTGCAAAAAATGAGGCGAGTTCTTTTCGACTCAATTTTAGCTGGACTAACCAACTCATCCTTCAGATACGCCAAAAAACGACCCTCATCCATATCGCCCTTATCCAGACGAGAATGGAGTTCTTCCACTCTCTGCCTAAACTCAGGCACAGGCACAAACTTTTCGCCCTCCCATTTAAGGAAACTACTCTTGCCAGGCTTAGTACTAAGCCTAACAAGAGGATAACCAGGAGAAGTCTTAACGTTAACTGATGCTAATTCACCAGGAATACCGTTAACAGCTTCATCCAGGTTGAACGTTCGTTTGCCACAAGGCCAGATCAACTTCTTATTATAAAAAGTTAACATGTCCTTGGTCACCATATCAAGTTGATTCATATCAATTTCCGGTTGGTTCCGATCCATTGTGTCATTTAACATAACAGTCATAGGATCAATACCACCGGAACGAGGATCTAAAGAACTCAATATAGCCGGTTCCTTGCCACTCTTCCAAGGTAATAATGAAGACAAAGCACTCTTACTTAGTTTTGACTTACTAGGTAAATGCACTAATTCATCAAAAGCGATTTTATCCACTTTTATCAAATTGTCTCCACTATAACTCTGTCCCTGTGGCAAGCCCTCAGTGGTCAGGTCCAAGCTTGGGCCATACAGCATAGTAGATATCAATTCCTTAGTAATGATATGTGCTACTCCATATGGTCCAGTTCTTGAAGACCCACCAGCGACGTGCATACCAAGATACTTCCCTGGAAGGAAAGTACCGGTACTCCGCACCAACAATCCACAATCGCCCTCTCTCATTTCTGCATAGTAAACTAAACAGCTTTCAAGAAAACGATCAGGATTGTCCGGACATTGGTAAGTCATCTTATTGTAAAGCGTAGCATGAGCATGCCTTACACCAAGACCACTACCAATCTCCACCTCGCCGCGTTTATACCGCGAGACGTCACCATCCGACCAAAACTTTCCAGTCACATCAGCGAAATTCTGAATTTCACCGAAATAAGTAGGAAGTCGGCCAATGGCCAAATCCAGAGCGAGATCAACCGTCAAACCCAGGTCACGTATAGACAAAGTTATCTTAACATCACCTGAATAAAAATCGATCATCTCGGTTGGATCACAATATCTGTCCTCGGAAGTCATCCAAAAAACATGTGCGATTGTCAAAAAGCTTCTCCCCTTAAGAGGGATAACTGGTTGCCTCACGCCACGAATTATAAAATAACATTCACGATTCCCAGACATTCCTCCAGGAGATGTTGTTTTCTGATAGTCAATCATAACAGGCCTCGCAGCTTGCTTATTATGACGATCATTCCGCGGTTGATGTGTTTCAGATTGTCCAAAACATACAAACTCCTCAGCATTGTTTTGCTTACCTAAGTAAGAAACCAAAGCTTTTACGGCAATATAAAGACTAGCAAAACCAGCCAATATAAGCGCATGAGAATGTTTGTAAATTTTGGGGCGCAACTCTTCCTTGGTAGAAGTTAAAAAACAAGACAAATAGGGCCAACTACGTTGGTCCATCAATGCCATTATTCTTTCCTTCAACTGGGTGACTTGAAAACCATCCAACCTCTCAGTCCGATAGAAATCAGCCATTGAAACGTAAGGTGTTGCACCACACTCTTCTTCAGCCTCTGACTTAAAACTCGCACTCTCCCCTGGAAATTCTCCATTCAACAGTGATTGGTAATCAGAGCAAACCGACTCAGATGTAGTCGCCAGTTTTGATTTCACTACATCCAGCAATGAGAACAATTCTTTGCGTTCGTCTGGCTGGAGGGCTTTAACATTCTTAACCCTCCGCGCCAAACGTGCCAACAAAGCTCCATCTTCATCACTAACTGTTCCATTTTCTTGACAAATTCTCTTCTCCAAACATTGCACTTCACTAATCAACCGCTTGGCGGCATCCAAAGATCCTTGGTCCAATTCTTGACCTTTGGATTGCCCTCTTGCAGTCGTAGTAAACAACGCCATGAAAGAACTCAGGACCCCTTGCCTTTCGACAGGTAGGCCCCTCATTTCCACCATGAGGTCATGCAACATTTGGTTCGGATCCTTATCACCAACCACTTCTCCGGTCAACGCCTTCTCCAACAGCACACTAGTTTCTCTGTGTTTGTCATACTCGGGTTTGATTATTTCAATCAAAGCCGCATATGTCAAATCAGTTAAATAAGGTACTGTCCCTTCCGTATCACAAGGGTGATATAGATCGAAAACCATCCAATCTATACGACCGATGCTTTCTGCTGACATCTTACTGAAGTCCATAGCATTACCAACAAAAAACTCGGAATAATCCGGGTCAATTCTGGCTTTGATAACAAACTTCCTCCTACGATTCAAAGCATCCTTGTTCAATGTGTTAGAATTGAACCAAACATGATTATTAATCGTAAGAACACCGTGCGGTCTAACCTCAGTTCCCTTAATGCCAACATTCAAATCATTGACACTAGCAAACTGGGGTTGAAACCGCGCGGTGGACACCAACGAAAGATACTCACCAGCAACCAACTCGTTTGTTTCAGTTGACAAAGCCATGAACTCATCAAAAACAAAAAACTTCTCATCGACAAAGCCTGACCAAAAAATATCCTGATTGGGGCGAGTATAATACTCACTACAATCAAAAATATCTCTCATCAAACGCTTCGTCACAAGACTCTTTCCAACTCCTGGATCAGCGGCGATATGAATAGCAAAAGGATAACTACGAGTAGTCACCCTCTCTCTAAACACAACAATCGTCGCACGAATGCGATACAACTCCGCTAACATGGAGTTGAACCGCATTTGCACGACCCGATCAACAAACTTGACTTGAATCTTCTTGGCCCTAAGGTCAAGGGATTTAACCCAATCTGCCATCTCCGGACTTGCAAGCACCGCGCTTATTTTAGCCAAAGCTAAAACAGCGGATGCTTCCAACATCCAATCCTCAATCGCCATCTTTTCCTTCACTCTCTTCGATCCGAACTTCAGGGCAATAGCATCGTGTATTGTAGTAGGTAGACAAAAAAACAATCCACCCAACACAGTACTCGATGCTACTCCCATAGCAACGATCGAAGACACCTCTCTAGCTCTCTTTGATAAAAGAGTTAAATCAGCTTTCTTAACACCGAGCAACAAACCAACTAAACCAATCACCATAGCAATTGGTTCAAGTTCAGCTTGCCCACGCGGTTTCTTGAAAATCCGATAAAGCACAGAATCCGACTCGGAACCAGTTTCCTTGCTACAATCCTCACAAAAAGGATCAGAACAAAGAAAATAGTCACAGCCGTCGTCCGACGTTTGAACCAAGCCCTTAAAATATCCATAAATTGCTTTAAGGAAAGGAAGGGCAAGGTCAAAAGTCACAATCTTAGTCAAATCGATTGCCACTATCAAGATAGCAACAATCAACACGACTATGAAAGTTTTCAAATTTTCGTCCAAAATATCAGCGACTTTAGAAAGCGGCGCAAGCACCACTTTCAAAATAAAGCCACGAATCTTGTCCAACAATTTGTTAACAATCTCAGCCAATGTTTCTGAAATATACGATAAAACATGCTTGACAAACTCACTAACTTTTCTGAAAGCGACTTCAACAATC